TACACCTGCGACGTGTCACCCTTCCCCTCGAGAATCGCAAGACCCGTCTGGTTTTCGTAGGCGACGCCGAGGTCATCCTCGATGATTAATCGTTCGCTCGTGAGTCTATCGATCGTCTGCCCACCGACGAGAAGCGTCGCGCTCTTGACCAGCCTGCATGCGACTGAATCGACATACGAAAACCCGACTCCTGGAGGTGGTGTGAAACCACGGATCCACCCCGCCTGAAAAAGCGTAAAAGGGGCTGTAACGACACCGTTCACGAACCTGTACGCCTTGTAGCCCCCGGATGTCACGAAATCAAACGACCGTGGATCAAACCCCCAAAAAACACCGCTCATGTCATCTGTAAAATAAATGTAATCGTACACCGTCGATGTAAAGACAAACTTGATAAGCGAAGAGTCATACGCGACGTTTATGTTTGAATACCCTACGAAATTCGTCGCCCAAGCAGCCTGGAACTGTGTGTTAAAGTACCCGATAAAGTCTCCTGGCTGGATAGCGATGGTTCCGTCTGGGACATACACAGCGCCATACACCTGGTCGGTGTAAAAGGGGTACACATATCCTGGTCCTAGGGGTTGATACAACGTTGGCAAGACTGACCGAACCGTGAACCGTTTCGAAAAGTCACCCTTCGTTGGCAACGTACACGTCGCAGAATCACCGTAGTACACTGCACTTTGGTCAAAGGGAACTTCGTACGAGTATGCCATGAAGTTGTTTGGTTTCTTGTAATTAACCTCAAAGTACGTCCTATCTGGGTTGTCTGACAGCCACTGGTCTTCTTGACCATGTCCAGCCAGCAAAATTTGTGATGCTGACATACTACTCTACACCAAGAAAACATCCAGCGCGTCTTTCACGTGTGTAAAAAATCCAGTACACCATTAGGAAATGACCAATCTGCAGCTCAAAAAGTTTGATCCGAGCAAGATTGGCGACGACAAGGTGTGCGTGTTCATCGGCAAGCGCGGCACGGGCAAGTCAACGCTCGTCACAGACATCATGTACCACAAGCGACACCTGCCCGTCGGCATCGTCATGTCTGGTACGGAGGACGGCAATCACTACTACAAGCAGTTCATCCCTGACCTGTTCATCTACGGTGATTACAAGCGCGACGCCATCGAAAAGGTTCTCGATCGCCAGAGGCGAATCGTATCAGCCGGTGGAAAGTCGAGCGCCTTTTTGCTTTTGGACGATTGCATGTACGACAAGGCGTTCATGAAAGACACATGCATCAGGCAATGTTTCATGAACGGGCGTCACTGGAAAATCTTCTTTTTGCTGACGATGCAGTACTGTATGGACTTGACGCCTGACCTGCGCGCCAACGTCGATTACGTATTTGTCCTCCGTGAGAATGTGATTCAGAATCGCGAGCGCCTGTACAAGGCGTTCTTCGGCGTCTTCCCGACGTTTGACATGTTTTGTCAGGTGATGAACGCCTGTACTGAAAACTACGAGTGCCTCGTCCTCGATAACACGAGCAAATCCAACAAGATTGAGGATTGCGTCTACTATTACAAGGCGCCTATCCGTAAGGGGTTCCGCATCGGATCTGAAGCCATGTGGCAGTACCACCAGAAGAACTACAACCCGAAGCACGTCGCAGCACCACTGATCACGTCTGGAACACCAGCTGGAAGTGCACGGCGTCCAGGAATCACTGTGAAGAAGGTCTAAACTCGTCTCCGCCGCAGGTGGAGACACTGTCGCGCCCCTTGTTCGTCTCCGTATGTCACTGCTTCGTGTCTCCCCCGTTGGACTGATCGCGCCCCCTCGACGTAAAAGAATTCACGCGCAGCAATAGATGATTATCGAGAATCTTGATTTCAACGGATCGAGTGATATACTGCAGTACATTCCTCAGGTGGACACCGAGAAGCCGGTCCAGCAGCAGAGTTCTTTCGGTGTTCCAGATGAACTTCAGCCGGTGTACCAGACGCGTTCGATCGACCAACCCGAGTTATTTAAAGCCGAAATAAAACCTCCTCAAATAGAAATGGATTTCTCGACATCAATCGCCGACATCGTACCGAGCGCCGATTTCGACTCTGCCCCAACCATGGGCGGCCCGTACAAGAACCCGCAGAACAACAGAGTGGCGGGACTGAGCCTGGACAATGCGTCCGCCGGTCCAGCTTCGTCGTCCTCTTCAAAGAACCCATTTGGTCTGACTGACGAGCAGTTGAACGCGGCGATCGCGGGCATTGCCGCAGTCGCTGCATTCTCCAAGCCGGTTCAGAACAAATTGGCGGATCTGATTCCTAAATTTATGAGCGATGCAGGTGACCTGTCAGCGACGGGCATGCTCGCCACCGCATTCATCGCGGCTGTTATTTTTTTCATTGTCCACAAATTCGCCAAGCCTCCTCAGAAAAAGTAACCATTTTGTTACCTAGTTCGAGTACTTCCATTTAAAACCACCAGATGTCTTGGTTCTGCCTTTCAGACATATAGTCACAGAAGAAGCTGCGACATTTATACTTTCTGCAGCTTCTTTCACCGATTCAAATTCATGAATAAATATATCGTCATCCGTGAACTGACTGACACGTTTCTTATTAGTTTGTATAAGACTTTGCATATGTTGAATAGCGCGTAGACGGAATTCCGGATTATTTTTAAGTGGATGTTTATCGCCTTTTTTGCATTCACTCATTTTTCGCTTTGTCTCTTCTGAAAGTTTTATACCTAAAAATCGTCCTTTAGTTGCTTCGCTTATACGCTGTCTTGTTTCTTCTGTGTGTGTTTTTCCGTAAAAATGATTATCGGCTCCAAACCGCCGAACAATAACCCCTGTATGTCCTAGACCCCCTTTTGCTACATTATAGTCTGGTTTGAGTTGTTCAATTACTTGTATTTCGAGCTCATTGAGTTGTTTCTTGAGTTCAGTTTTACTTTCGCATTCAACTGTGTGAATAGGTTCCATTGTAAACATATTCACTCCGTATTTTCTCATAGCTAAATGAATTACCATATCATCAGATAGATTCTTAGTATCTGAGACATGGTCATTCCATCTCTTCTGGAGAGTTTGTATAGTCTGACCTATATAAAACTTTCCATTTTCCAAGTTATCGATCCGATATATATACCCGATCGGCATGTAATATAATCAGATATTTTATTTTTAGTTTCTTTAAAATAGACCTGTTTTTAAATCGGGTTAAAATTGGTCAGTTCGAGTACAGGAGCCCGCCCATTCCGTCTTTAATGCGCAGGACATTGTAGTTCATCGCGTAAAAGTAGCGACCGTTGCCGCCAGCCAGAGTGCTCAGTGAGACGCCAGCGGGTGCGACGATGCGGAACGTATCGATGCGTGAAAAGTTCAGCGTGCCAGTCGGCTGAAGCTTTGACGTGTCCAGGCAGTAGGAAATAAGAGCGACGTTCGCCGTCGAGTTGCCGTGGTTGTAGCCGTAGGGGGTGTGGTAGTACTGGGGCACATCGATCCACTGGAACATGGAGCGCGAGTCGCCAATGTCCACGCCGTTAATCTGCGTCTTGAACTGGTAGTTGACAGCTGCGATCTGGGTGGCACCGGTGCTGTATGCCGTCGAGTAATTGTTGGCGGAGAAGGCCAGGAACTTGACGGGGTGAGCCAGGGCCAGCTCCTGCATGTTGGTGGTCGCGATGGGGATGCGGGTCATCTGGGTGATCAGCAGGTCCATGGGTGTGTTGGCGAAGTACTCACGCTCCGCCTGGTCCAGGTAGACGAAGTTGGTCCAGGCCTCGTACTGGAACGTGGAGTATGCGGCAGTCGCCGGCAGACCCGTCAGTGCCAGCGTCGAACCCAGGGTCGTGCTCCACGTGATGCGAAGCTCGACGTCGTGGTACTGGAGCGCCACCAGGGGCAGCGACACGTTCCAGTCCTTGCAGAAGAAAAACTTGAGCGGCAGGAACCCGTTGGTGACGTTGTTGGGACCCGCAGCGTTGTTGTTGAGGTAGCGCTGGGAGAAGTTCTGAGCACCAGTCACCGCCTCGACGTTGGACATCCATGTGATGTCCTGTGTGTCGACAATCTGGCCGCCGATGAGCAGCTCGATCTTGTCAATGACGTTGGTCCAGTTGATGCCTGGGATCAGAGCACCGGTTGAATCCTTGGCAATCAGGTACATGTAGTTGATGAGGTCACCCTTCTTCTCCAGACGGATCGTGGAGATGTTACCAGCCGAGGGGTTACCCTGGATCAGCTGGCGTTCGGGTGAGTTGGCGTAGTGCGTGTAACGCTTGTAGCTGGAGCGGTAGAAAGAAACCTCTGGCTTACCAGTCAGCCACGCGTCCTGAGCACCGGTTGCAACGAGCTGAACGATACCACCAGACATTTACAATGGTGTGAGAAAAAAACTGGTCTCGTCGTTCGCCGCGAAGCGGCCATGGCAAACTTTCCACCTGCGGTGGAAAGGTATAAAAACTGGTCTCGAATCGAGAGACTTTCCACCTGCGGTGGAAAGGCGGCTCAGTCCTGAATCATGATGCCGCAATACTCGAGCGATCCTTCGATGGGTGTATAAATGCCCAGTGTTTTACAGAGCGCCTTGAGGTCTTTGAACGACGCCCAAAATTCAGGAGAGTGGTCGTACTCGTCGACTGTGACGTGAGCCAGCTCATGAATCAGAACATTCATCGCCGAGTTTATATCATCCTTGTCCAGGCAGATGTAAATCTCGTACCCTTTATTGACGTTGTATCCTATGGTGCCTCGATTCATCCGGGACCCGTGGATTCCCGTGAGGATACACCTCTTCCTGAGGCGAGCGAATCGCGGGTCAACCACCTCCGTGCTCTTGAGGTGGTTCAAGAGCACGTCGTACCGCTGACGAAGATCCGTCATGAGCGGCGCTTCACGGCGACTGCTCCACGCGGCAACCGCGAGGGTCACGATGAGCAGTCCCGTCTGTATGATCCCGGACGCCATCTACTGATCTAGGCGTAGAAAAACAAACTGTGCATAAATGTCGGTGACGAGTCCCGTAGTTTCTGTAGAGATAGGTCCCCACTGAACACATCGAAACTCGGGTTCGAGCGCCTGACGAAGGACATTCCCATCGAGGAGGGGTTCATACTTGGGGCCGTCTGCGTAAAATGGACCATCCGTCAGACTCATCATCACCTTGTCGCCGTGGACCTCAAATACGTTGCCGTGTACATCTGGGGAATTCGTGCCCTCGATGAGACTCTTTTCGGGTGTGATGCCGATGAGGTGCCCTCCTGGCTTGACTGCCAACTTGATCGCCTTGATGCTCTGTTCAAAGTGCTCACCA